TCGTTAGGGGGCAGGTCGTCCAGATCTACTACGTCCCCGACGGCTCGGTGCCGCTTGACACGAACACGGACGTCGTCTTTACCGAGGAGGACTCAACCCTCCCCATCGTCACCAAGGCTAACATCGGGACGTCAGCTTTCTCGCTGGCGCCCCGACAGCCTACGCATGCCGTAGCTGATGGTTCAGCGCTTCTCTACGCCGCAGGTGGCGCGGCCGTCGCTGACGAGGTTGTCGTCGCCGGCAGTCGAATCAAGCTTGTGGTCGCCCAAGGTGGCGCGGCCAAGAAGGGCGCGTTCTACGTTTACGTTGCCTAAGGGAGGAACTTATGTCTGTCGCTATCCGTTTCCGCACACAGTCTAACTCGCCGTACGGCACCTACTCGCCCGGACAGGTCGCTGTTGTCTCTGAAGAGTTCGCTGAACCACTCCTCGAGGGTGGGTACGCAGAGCTCGTCGACATCCCCGTTCCCGTCGAGGACGACGGTCCCTCAGAAGCCCAAGAGCTCGCCGACGCTGCCCGCGATGCCGGATTTACCGGAGAAGCTGGGTTCCAGGACGAGTCAGGCCCTACGGGGGACGACGATGGTGATCTAGCCGCTGCGCTCGGAGTCAGCGAGCCGGCCGCTCCCGAGATCCCCGTTGTCGCCAACTTCGGCGCCGCCCAGACTCCTGCCGAGGCCGAGACTCCCGGCGAAGGAGTCGCCAGTCTCACCGGTGGCGACCTAGTGAAGCCGACCGGACGTAGGAAGACGGGTGGCGGTAACTGACGCATACGCGACGGTTGAAGAGTACCGTTCTCGAACGGACTCAAACAGCGACAGTGATGACGCGGAGATCACCGTCCAGCTAGTCGCTGCGTCGCGTTTGATCGACAACGCGTGCAACACCTTTTTCACGAAAGACGTAAGCCCCGTAGAGCGCATTCTCTCGGGGCCCGTCGGCGTCCCCTTCCGGCTCAGCCAAAGAGACATCTCGTACGTCCCAGAGTTTATCGTGGGCGCGAGCCGTCTCTACCTACCTGTTGGAATCGCGTCAACGACGGGTCTCGTGGTCAAGGTTGACACGAGCGGTGCTCCATCAGCGACGCCTACCTGGCAGACTCTCACCAAGGACACCCACTTTTGGCTTTGCCCAGAGAACGCTGGGTACGGACCCGAGCCTGAGCCGTACACGTACCTTGACGTCATCCCTGACAACGGTGTGTTCGACGTCTGGCCCTCACAGCGACGCGCGGTGTCGATCACCGCTCGCTGGGGATGGCCGCAGGTTCCTCTCGCTGTCAAAGAAGCGACAATCATGCTGGCGCGACAGATCCGTGACCTCCAAGAGGCCGGACCGCTGCTCACGCTTCAAAACCTCGATGGTCAGGTGCGTCTGTCGCCTGACTTGAACCGCCTCATCAAGCAGATCACCTCGTCTTACGGCCGTTCCCGCAAGCCTTTCGTCTAGGAGGGGCTTATGGACGCGATTGAGCTCAAGTTCGACCCGGTCCAGTGGGAAAAGGTTCGCCAGCGGCTTCGCCGTCCGTTCTGGGACCGCAGCGTCACCAAGATGGTGAGAACGCTGACAGAGGACATGGAGAAGGTCGCGAAGCACGAGGCCTACCCTCACCCTGGCCAAGATACAGGAAGCATCCGCGACAGCATCCGCTCCCACATGGTCGATAGCTGGCATGGAGAGATCTTCAGCAACAAGGTTGAGGTCAAGTACGTCGAGTTCGGTCGACGCCCAGGAGGTCGCATGCCTCCCGTCGACAAGATCGAAGAGTGGGCCGCGCGCCACGGCATGCCTGGTGCTGGGTACATGATCGCCAGAAAGATAGCGCTTCGCGGAACAAAGGGTCTGCAGATGTTCAGGAAAGCTTACGACTACGGTCGAATGATGACAAACTCTCGTGTCTCGGCGGCCGCGCGCGAGATCGAGCAACTGTGGAGGATCTAACGTGTCGACGTACTATGACTGCCAGATGGCGCTAAAGGAGATACTTGAAGGAGTCGCCGGGATCAACCGCGTCTACGCAACTCCGCCTGGAAACGTGCAGAACTTGCCCGCCATCGTTCTCTACGGTTCGATGGGTCAAGCGGATTTCACGTTCGGCTCAGGGTTTGGTGGACCGTACTTGACGGTCGCGCCAGAGCAAACCAACGTTGAGACCTTTACGCTTTTTGTAAACGACTCCAAGCTTGAAGAGTCAACGCGACTCGTGTGGGAGTTCAACGAGAAGATCAAAGCCGCGATCAGCGCGAACGGCGCGCTCAAGGGTCACGGAAACGCCAAGACGATCCAGTGGGAGCGTCCCATGATGATGATGTACGCAGGAAAGGAGTACTCCGGACAGACGTACATGCTGAGTTTCGTCGTTCAGCCGTAGGAGGAGTGATACGATGGTCAACGTGAAGAAGGAGCTCTCTGAGCCAACTGTCTACGAGGCGCTCGTTGGGTTGACGTATCCAACGGATCCGAAGGTCCTCGAGCGCCTTGCAGCTGGCGAGGAGGTTCCTCTTGAGGAATTGAACCTCACCGAGGTAGCTCCCGGCGCGCATGTCACCGACATTCCCGCGCAGTCGATAGGCTGGCTGCTCGAGCAGGGTCTCATCAGAAAGGTGAACGATGGCTAAGTACACCGGCGCGAATGTCGGTTTCTTCCTCATCGACGGATATGAGCTCACCGGCTACACCATCGACATCACTCACAATGTCGAGGCGACGACCGAGGAGTCTCACACCCTCGGCGACGCGTGGGCGGAGAACACCTCGGTCGCGCTGAACAAGTTCCAGTTTGACCAGAACGGTTTCTTTGATGACGATGTCGGCGCGTCCAACGAGGCTCTCGTAGCGATGGCCGGCACCCAGCGTCAAGTAGCGCTTTCGATCGAGGGAAATACCCTCGGGAAGAAGTACATCGCCGCTGTCGGCGCCGTCGAGTCAAAGTACTCGCGGACAGCAGCGCGCGGCGCCCTCCACAAGGGAAACGCGACCCACATGGGAAGTGGAGCCGTTGAAGAGGGTCTTATCCACACTCCTCTGGGCTCACTAGCGGGCTCATCTGGCGACGGAACTGCCATCGACAACGGCGTCCTCACCAGTAACGGTGGAGTAGCCCACATGCACGTGTCGCAGCTCACCTTGGGTGGTTACACAAACATCGCCCTCAAGGTTAGACACAGTGTAGACAACATCACCTACGCCGACCTCGCGACCTTCACCGCCGTAACCGCAGCTCCCGCGGCGCAAAGGGTCGTTGTGAACGGCACCGTCAACCGCTACACACGTAGCAACTGGGCGTATGGCGGAGCAGGCTCTGGTCAGTCCGTCACCGCGTTCATCGGGTTCAAGCGAAACCCGTAAGGAGCTGAATGGCTAAGTACACAGCCGCAAACGTCGTCATCGAGTTCGACAACTCCGGTGGAACGCTTGTCGACATGTCGCAGTACATCCTTGAGCTCAACGGAATCGACATCGAGTCCGTCCTCGAGGAGTCACACACGTTTGGAGATTCATGGGTCGAGCAGCTAAATGCTGGTCTAAAGAGACTCGCTGACGTCCAGCTCAGCGGTTTCTATGATGACACAGCGTCAACTGGTCCTGACGCCATCTTCAACGCTGTCGGCAACACCACCACGCGAACTCTCAAGATCACGTGGGGTTCGACCAAGACCACGTCCGTTGAGACCATCATCAAGAACTACCGACGCATTCCGTCGCGCGGAGCGCTCACGAAGTTCGAGGTCGTCTTGACGCCGACCGGACAGGTAACCGAGACGTAAGCCGCGGTTCTGGCAACGGTTAGGATTAGAGGAGAGGGACACAACGTTCCTCTCCTTTTTTCGTATACGGGAGGGATTCCATGGCAAAGGTCAAAAAGACAAAGGTACCGTTCACGACGGTCAGCGGCGATGACTACTCGGTTGTCATCGGAGAAGAGACGTACTACCCGCACGCGGGAGAGACGGTCACCTTCAAGCGGGGAATGTCCCCTGAAGACTATGGGGTTCTCATCGCGTTCAAGTCGATGGCCGCTCTCGCGCAGCAGCGTGGAGATGACATCGACGTCGTAGCGATGGTGAACGACATCAACAAGGTCGTCGAGGTTCTCGCCAACGGCATCAAGTCGTGGACCTGGACTGACGCCGACGATAATCCTCTTCCTGCGCCGACTGTCGAGGTTCTCTCGACCGTTGACCTCGAAGAGATCATCTGGATGGTGAGCAAGCGCCTCGGCGCGCGCTCGGAGGCCGAGACAAAAAACGACTAAGGCAGCTCCACCTCTCGCTGGAGGGGAGAGCTTTCCCTCCAGCCGATTGGTTGATGTCGACCTTGTGTGAGGAGTTCAAGGCCACTCCAAGACAGATCCGCAAGGAAGACGCAAGGGAGCTGCTGGACATCCTAGAGCTTCGAGCGTACGCGGCGGCCAAGCGGGCGATCGACAACGCGAAAGAGGACTCCCAGATCGAGGGAGTCAGCGAGCACATGAAAGAACTGGTCTTCGAGATTCAGTACGAACTCTACCAAGAGCGCGTAGAGCGCAGGAAGAAAGCGGCAGAACATGACGACGGTAGCTGAGCTAAATCTCCTCGTCTCAGCAAAGGACAACGCGTCTCACGTTCTTGGTAACGTTGACAAGTCGGCGGGAAGTCTCCTCGGCACCCTCGGAAAGATGGCAGCCGTCGGAGTCGCGGCGGCCGGCGCACTAGGCTCAGCGGCTGTTGGATTGGCAGCCGCTGCGGGTATCAGCTTCAAGTCGACTCAGCAGCAGATGACGATGTCTCTCGCCGTCATGCTGAAGTCAGAAGATGCTGCCAATGACCTCTTCGAGAGAGTTCGTGTCATGGCGGCGAAGACGCCGTTTGAGATGAACAACCTCATGAAGGGCGTTCAAACCCTGCTCAACTACGGATGGGATCCGAGCAAGGTTCTCTCTGACCTAACCACCATCGGTGACGCCGCGGCCGCTATGCCTGAAGGCATGAACATGGGTCTCGAGCGCATCACCAGAGCGTTCGGTCAGATGATGTCGAAGGGTAAGGCCACGGGCGAGGAGATGAGACAGCTCGTCGAGGGTGGAATCCCGGCGTGGCAGATGCTCGCTACCCAGATGGGCAAGTCGACGGCTGAAGTCCAGAAGATGGTCGAGAAGGGAGCCATCAGCGCTGACCAAGCGATCGCCATGATCCTGAACGGAATGGACGAACGCTACGGCGGCATGATGGAGAAGCAAGCCCACACGTTCTCTGGACTTATGTCCACGATCAAGGACAACTTCAACCAGTTCATGGGCGTCGTCATGGGTCCTCTCTTCGAGAAACTGACCCAGTGGATGCAGAAGCTCGTCGACTACATGGATACGCCGGCGTGGGAAGAGTTTCAGCAGAAGGCCGCTGCGGCGATCCAGACTGTCACTGACGCGTTCGCGGAGTTTGTAGAAAACGTCGGATCCGCAGTTCTCCCAGTAATCCGCGACATCGTCATGTTCTTTGTTGACCATTACGACCAGATCGTCGCGTTTGGACAGGCGGTCGCAGGTGTCGTTGTTCCGGCGTTTGTCGCGGTCGCTGAGGCGCTGAAGTCGTGGACTATCGAGTACTTTATCCCGAACCTTCAAGCGTTCCTGACCGTGCTGGGCGCCATCGCTGTCGTCGCCATCGACCTCGGACAAAAGATCGGAGAGACGCTCGCTCCCGCGTTTGAGAAGATCGCTGCGGCTCTCAACGACCCTGCTATCTTGAATGGTCTTGCCGTCGCAGCGATCATCGCGCTGACTGTTAACATGTACGCTCTTGCTGCCGCTTCGTTCACCGCGGCCGCAGGAATGATGGCCGCTTACGCTGTTCCGCTCCTCCTAACCGTTGCGATCGGTCTTCTCATCGGCTCCATCATCTGGCTCATTACGAACTGGGACATGCTCACGGAGCGGTACGCGATACTCGGAGCGGCAAACGACCTCGTCGTAGGCTCGTTCAACGCGCTAGTCGGAGTCATCGAGACGGTCATTAACTGGTTCAAAGAGCACGACACGGTGACCAAGACTCTTATCTTGACGCTGGGCGCGGCCGTCACCATCGGTCTTCTTCCGTTTATCGTCGCTGTTACCAGCGTCATCGCTATCGTCAAGCTGGTGGTCGGACACTTTGATGACATCGTCTCTGCGGTAGGAGACGTCATCGGCGCTCTCGTAGACGTCGGACAGGCGTTCTGGAACCTCGGCAAAGACATTCTGGGATTCGCAGAGGACGCCGTCAGCGTCATAAACGACTACTTTGGCGGGCTGCCAGGCGATCTTTTCAACATCGGTATCGACATCGTCAAGGGTCTTTGGAATGGAATCGATGACATGTGGGGAGATTTCATCGACTGGCTCTGGGACAAGGTCGGTGACATCCCTGACGCCGTCAAGAAATTCCTCGGCGTAAACTCTCCGTCTCGGCTTATGGCTGAGGAGGCCGGAGAACCGATCGCTGAGGGAATCGCCGTCGGTATCGAAGACGGCTGGCCGATGATCGACTCAGCTCTAAACGCGACCGGAAACGCGATCGTGGCGAAGGTCACGGCGATCAGAAATACTGTCGTCAACATGATGCAGTCGTTGTTCAACAGCACGCCGACGGCGCCCAGCACGTTTGACAGACTAGAGTACGTCGCCGGCGGCGGAGATGCAGCGGTGCTCAACCCGTTTGGAACCGTGGACATGGAGCGTAGCGGTGAGGATGCGGCGACAAAAGCTCTTCGTGCGTTTAGCACGACGTTTGGCGGAAGTGGCGGAAAGAGTGGCGGCGGCAGCGGCGGAAGCAAGGCGAAAGAAGAAGCCATCTCCGCAGTAGAGGGCTTCATGAACGACGTCGCGGCCAAGATGCAAGAGCAAGAGCTCATCGACAAGTACGGAGAGGCAGGAGCGAAAGCGATGCTCGCGTTCTCCGCCGCGATGGCCGAGGGCGCCGACGGAAAGGACGGCGAGAAGCTCTCTGATGCCGTCATGGACATGATCCAGAAGGCGACAGAAGAGGGAATACCTGGCGCCAAAGAGCTTGGCCAGAACATCATCACCGCTCTAGGCACCGCGATGACCGAGAAGACGCCGGAGGCGATCGCAGCCGCTGAGGACGCCATCGGACAACTCGCGAGCAAGTTCAAGACGGCGGCCCTCACCATCGACGACGCTCTCGCAGAGATCGCCGAGTCTGACCGCATGCAGAAGGTCTATGGCTCGATGGGCGTGAAGATGCTCGACGCGTTCAACGACGCGATCAAGAAGGGAACTCCCGAGACGATCCGAAGCGTCGCGAGTATGGCCTCAGACGTCAAGGATAAGCTCATCGACGTCCTGGGGGAGAAGAACGGAGCGGCTCTGGCGACTCAGTTCCTCGACGCTCTCCGAAACGGCGTCAACGAGAAGAGCCCGGAGGCGATCGCGGCGTTCGATGACATGATGAAGCGCATCGGTCAGATCATCTCGGGCGGCGCGTTCGACCTAAAGACCGGCACCACGATGATGGCTGACGACGTGAAGGCTCTCGCGAGCGCTCTCGGCGTAAGCGCCGACGACATCGTCCAGAACTTCAGCGCGATCGTAGAGTCAGGAATCCTGTCAATTCTAGGACCCATCGAGAAGCTTCCGCAGGACGTTCGTGACGCGATCGCTAAGGTCATCAAGGAGCTTGAGGCCGGAAAGATCGCGGCAGAAAACGGAGCCGGCGCTATCGCCCGCGCGGGCGGAATTGGCGGAGGACCCCCGCCGCCTCCCACAGACGCTGGAAAGACGTACGGCGAAACCCGCCAATCGCCCGACGGGTGGACGTACATTTGGAACGGTGTTGAGTGGATCTCACGCTTTAACCCGTCGGCGCAGAGAACGCTCTCTGACGGGACGACGATCACTGATTTCGACCCGAACGTCACCACCAAGCGCCACTTCGGCATCCTTAACTCGTCGCGCGACCACCAGGCGTGGATCCGTCGAGATGAGTCGGTTCTCACTCCGGAAGGTATGCGCGAGATCATGCAGTCGACCCAAGGTCGAAACATGGAGCTTACCATCGAGAACATCACCGTTGGCGCGAACGCTGACGCCGACATGGTGAAGCAGGCGCTTCGTGAAGCGTGGGAAGAGATCAAGGAGGCCGAGTACGGAATTGAGGCCTCACAGTACGGAGTGCCCGGGAGGACATAGTGCCGACTCAAGTATCAGGTGATCCCACCGCTGTCTCTCTTCTAAGCTGGACGCGATCTGGCGGCTCGTCAAACGTAAACGCGGTTACTACTGACGATGGTGATACGTCGTATGTTCGTCGTGCTGCGTCTCCCGGTGGCACTGACGAGGATGGATCTGCATACGTTCAATTCCAACGTGCGTTTACAGGTCTTCCCGCTAACGCGCAGATCACGCGCGTTGGGTTCGTAGTAAGCTCAAGAAACGACTCTGGAATCTACACCGGGGGTGTTCGAGAAAACGTTCAAAACCAGGGATGGTCCCTCGGCTGGACGACAAGCACGTCGTATAACACTACGGTTGTCCAATGGACGACAGTCTCTGGCCTAACTGCTGACGGCTCGGGGAACTTTACAGCGACGGTCCAAGTTGCGGCCGGTTCAGAACTTCTAAACGGTCAGCAGCTGCGGATCAGCTACTTCCAGATCTACCTCGAGTATAACACCACCGCATCAACACCGACGCTTACTTCTCCGTCTGGAACGATCTCGACGCTAACTCCGACATTTACGGGAACCTACAGCGATCCAGATGGCGACACGATGGGCGAAGTCGAGATCGAGGTCCGACGCGTCTCTGATAACGCTCTTTTCTGGTCGGGCATCTCGGCGAACGTATTCTCCGTGGGCTACGCGGGAACGACTCTCGTAAATGGAACGCAGTACAAGTGGCGTGCTCGCGTCCGCGACAGCGTCATTGGATCGTCATTCAGCTCTTGGTCGGGATTCACAAACTTCACACCGCAGACCAATCAAAACCCTACAGCCACGGTTGTCTCTCCGACAGGTGGGGTCGGTGTTGGAACTCTAACTCCGACGCTGCAGTTCAACTACTATGATCCCGATGGTGACGGTCAGTCAGCGTATCAGATCCTCGTTCGCAGAGCGAGCGACCTGGTGTCATTCTGGGACTCAGGGCAGATCGCGAGCTCGGTGACCTCAGTTGTCTACGCTGGCACAGCGCTCTCGAACAACATCACCTATGAGTGGTCGGTACGCGTCCAGGACAGCAAGGGAGCGTGGTCGTCTTACTCTGGCTGGGCGCAGTTCCAGGCTCAAGCCACCCCCAACGCCCCAACCATCACCTCGCCGTCTGGTCTGACGAACACTCTCACGCCCACGATCCAAGGAACGTACAACCAGGGTAGCGGCGGAACCGAGTCAACATTCCAGTACGAGATCCAACAAAACGCTGTGACGATCTACTCTTCTGGAGATGTGGCCACCGCGATCGCGACGGGTCAAGCGTACGGAACGAACAACCCGTCGGACACCCCTTCTACTCCGCCGGCGCTGGCGTGGGGAACGTCGTACAACATCCGCATGCGATCGAAGGACAACGCGTCGCAGTACTCGCAGTGGACGGGATGGACAGCTTTCCGCACCAACGCTGCTCCGACAACTCCTACGTCGCTGACACCTGATAACGAGATCACAGGAGATACGACTCCGACGATCTCGTGGGTTCACAACGACCCAGACGCCGACGCGCAGACGGCCGCAGACATCGAGCTTCGTAAGGCTTCAGACGACTCCGTCGTCACTGGATATGGTCCCAAAACGCTCTCTCAGTCAACGCTCACCCACGACGTTACCCAGACTCTCACGGCGTCGCCAGCCACACAGTACAAGTACCGCGTGCGAACAAAGGGAACGTCCGGACCCGGATACGGTCCATGGAGCGACTGGAAATTCTTTACGGTGGCCACGGCGCCGACCGTAAACGTCACGGTTCCGACCGTGTCGCAGGTTCTCACGGGCAGCACGCTAAACGTGACGTGGTCGTTGTCTGGAGGGTCAGGGACTCAGCAAAGCTACCGTGTGAAGATGCTCGCCGCGGACCAAGTGACGGTCGTCTACGACTCTGGCGTCGTGTCTGGAATCGCTACGTCACAGGCGATCACACCGACACTT